ATATGCAGGGGCTCATCGCCGCGGAGATATTCAACCGCCTGCGCAAGAACATCCGCCGGCCGACTGCCGGCAAGATCTCGCGCTGGTACCAGGAGCACGGCAGCACCAAGCCTGGCGATGTCATCTACGCCAAGGTGAACAACGGGTCGATCGAAATCAAAGGGGCCTTTGAGCTCAACGAGGCGATCGACGATGCGCACTATCTGATCACCATACCCACCTGGTCCATCCGGCAATGGATCGAATCCCGACTGAAGGAGATTCAACGCCATGGCCGCGAAAGACCCGATCGACGAAACCAAAGTCCGCAAAATATTTGACAAGCTCTTCGCCATCCAGGCGATGACCGAGATCGAGATCCTCCACCGCGTCTGGTTTCGGAACGTGCTCTATTACCTGGGCGAACAATGGTTCGAATGGGTGAGGGGCCAGAACACGTTCCGGCGGATGATCCCCAACATCAACACGCCCACCCCGGTTTCCAACATGATCCGCGACTATGTCCGGAGCATGAAGAGCCTGATCATCAACAAAGAGTATGCGGTCACGATCTGGCCGAATTCCAACGACCAGGACGATCGCGTCGCGGCCGAAATGGGAGAACAATTCCTGCGGTGGCTGGAAACCTGGGACGACGAGCGCCACATGGACGAGCGCGAGAAGATCGCGATCTGGGTGATCATCACCGGGATCGGCTTCGACCGCACCTATCTCTCGACCGAGAACGACGCCTGGACCTTTGACAAGAACGGAAACCCCATCACGACCGGGAATATCGTGTCGGAATCCGTTAGCCCCTTCGCCGTGTCGCTTGACACCTATGGCGATACCCTCCGCAAGAAGCGCTACATCGGCATCAAGAGCCTGCGCCCCCGGGAGTGGGTGGAGGACACGTTCCACATCTCCGCGGTGGCCGAGGCCCAGGAGCGCGAGATCATCGACTACGAGCGCAAGCTCGCCAAGCTGGTGGCCAACGTGAGCCCCTGGAAGGGCGACGGCCTGGACCAGATGACCGATCTGGCCGATGAGGACATGGTGCTTTTCAAGGAGGTCGAGATCCGGCCGACCATAAAGAACCCCAACGGCATCTATGCGGCCATGGTGGGCAACCAGTTCATCTTCAAATACAACCGGCTGCCGATCAAAGTCGAGGAGAGCGGCCGCTGGGAATACAGCCTCACCGACTTCCACTATCACTATGTGCCCGGGCGCTACTGGCCTGACGGCGGAATCAACGACCTGATCAGCCCCCAGAACACGGTCAACGACATCGACCAGGATCTGGCGGTCAACCGCAAGGGCATCGGCCGGCCGATCGTGCTGGTGGGCACCGACGTCAATATGTCGCGCAAGACCCACCTGGGCCAGAGTGTGACCGTCCTGCAGTTCGACGGCCTGCTGTCCGGAGGCATCGCCCCCGAGATCCAGAGCGGCAAGCCGTTGCCCCAGCAGGTGCTCGAAGAGCGGGCCATCCATATGCAGACGACCCAGGACGCGGCCGGCGACCCCAAGAACGTGCTCCGCGGCAAGGCCCCCTCGAGCAACCCCTCCGGCGTCATGGTGGACATCCTGAGGGATGCGGCCGAGCAAGGCCACCTCCCGGACGTCAACCGGTTCTACCGGGCCCTCAAGCGCGTCAAGCGCAAGCAGCTGATCCTGGCCCAGGAGGGCTACACCGAGGAGCGGATGATCAAGATCCCTGACAAGGGCGGCCGGCCGGCGGCCATCACGTTCAAGGGCGCCAACCTGCGCAACAACACCGACATCCGGATCGAGCTCTCATCCGGCATCTCGAGCACCAAGGCCGGTCAGTCCCAGATGCTGATCAAGCTGACCGAAACCGGGTTCTTCAACGCCGACAACCCCCTGGATCCCGAATACCGCATCGAGCTGCTGAAAAAGATGGGGTTGAGTGGGTTCAAGGACAAGAGCAACGTCGACACCCAGCGGGCGGTCGACGAGAACGAACGGGTCGCCAACATCAAGGCGGAAGACTTCGCGACCTGGAAGGGCGAGATCCCTGACCCCGACGACCCCAACGCCCCACCGGAGATGGTCGAGATCCCGGTCGTGCCCGGGTTGTTCCTGGCGATCGGCGACGGCGCGGGGGATGGCATCGTGATCAGCGAGGATCCGCTCTTCAAATACGACAATCACCAGGTCCACTATGAAACGCATCGGCGTTTTGTGATGGACCGGGCATTCCTGCATATCGACCCCAACGCCCAGGAGGCCATGCTGGTCCATATGGACTATCATATGTGGACGTTGCAGATGGAGGAGAAGAAAAAGCAGGAGGAGATGATGCAGGCCGCGGCTGATTACGAGGCCCAGGCGATGGGCGCCAAGGAGGCCATGGGCGTGGCAGGCGGCGGCAACGGTAGCGGAGGGGGCAAGACCCCATTCGGCGACCCCATAGGGGGTGGCGACGGCGGTGAGATCCCGCCCCAGTTCGCCGGCCAGGATCTTGAGATGTTGGCCGAGGGAGGGGAACCCGTTGGCGGTGGGTCGGCATCCGAGGCCGGAGCCGGGACCAACCCGATGGCAACGTAGCCAAATAGAGTTTGACTGAATTGGCGCTTGATTGATCTAATTGGTACAACGGGAAGTGTAATACATAATCGTAACCACAATCCCGGCCCCATCAAGTGCGGGTTCCGCCTTTGATGTAGGCCACAATGGGGAGGCAAAGGCCATGACAGTTTTCGATTCAACCCAAGTAGACGTAGCGGCGAAGGGTCTTCTATCGACCCCTCCTCCTGGTACACCTCCAGAGGGCGAGAAGCCTCCTGGCGACGGTGCCGCGAAGGACGGTGGGAAGTCCGCGGAAGAGTCCCGCCCGGCAACAACCGACCTTATCAGCACGATCCTGGACAAGCACGGTCTGAGCTCCCCTGAGGAGCTGGCGGAATTCGTTGACCGCATCGCCGAAAGAGATGGCCAGATCGGTGACTATGACCCGGAAGAATTGCTGAAGGCCAAGAACACTTTGGACGCCTACCAACGCGAATGGGCGAAGGCGGAGCAAGAGAAGCTGAAGGCTTCCGAAACACCGGAGCAAACGATCGCACGCCTCGAGCGCGAGGCCGCCGAAAGGGAAAACAAGAATCTCCAGCGGGCCAAACAGCGTCAGCAGTCCGAAGCCGCCAGGAAAGCGGTCAAGACCTTCACCGACGTTGTGACCTCCACCGTCAAAGCTGAAAAGCTGCCTTCCGAGTATGTCCCGTTCATCCAGGAATTCATGGGAGTCAACAACCCGGTGAACGATGTGAACATTCAAGACAGGGCCGCGGTGAAGAAGCTCGCCAAGGACTACGGCATCAAGCGGATGCTGGAGTTCGAACAAGTCGTGATCAAGCGATATCGCGACGGCAAAGTGGAGATCCCCAAGGTACCCGACGGCGCCAGCGATCAGACTCCGGTTACAACCGACACTAAACCGAAAAATTTAAAGGAGTCCCGTGCCATGGCGCACACCTTGATCAGCAAGCTCTGGGCGCCCAAGTAACGAGGACGACCGGAGGATAGACCAATGGCTGGCGTATATCACGATCTTTCTGCGATCCAAGAAACCCTCAAGACCGTTTACGGCGCAGGCCTCCAGGCCCAGTTCGCCGACGAGCGCACCACCTACAACCAGTTCCCGAAGACCGGCCGGGCCCCCCGCGGGCTGGGTTACGTTTTCGGCGCACGCTATGCACGCGCCCAGGGCGTCGGCGCGCGGCGCGAGTCTGAGATCCTGCCTGACCCGCTGGCCGGCAAGTACGACCAGGGGCTCATCAAACCCAAGTACATCTACGGCACCTTGCGCCTGACCGGCCCTGCCATCGAGGCGGCCAAGGGCGACGTCGCGGCCTTTGTCGACGGCCTCTCCGATGCGGTAGATGACATCTACCAGTCCCTGGTGAACGACCTGAACCGCCAGTCGGTTTCCGACGGGTTCGGCCTGCTGGGCACGCTCTCCGCGGCGTCGGATGCCCTCACCACCTCCGCCACCACCTGGACCGTTCCCTTGAACAACGACATGGGTTGCAAGCGCGTTGTCCCGGGGATGCTGGTGGACTTCTTCAACGCCGGCAACATCGACCAGTCAGCGATCGCAAGCCGGGTCGCCAGCGTCGATTTCGCGGGCAAGTCCATCGAGATGGAGCCGAATGACAGCTCCTTCAAGACCAACCACCCGATCATCGCGGCCCGGTCCTACACGGTTGCGACCGACACGGTTGCCCAGGGATCCTTCATGGTCCGGATGGGCGCCCGCGAGGCAGTCCACGCCACCACCAACGTACCGGTGGAGATGACCGGCATCGATGGCATCTATGACGACGGGACGTTGTTGGCCACTTTTGAGAATATCGCCGTCGCCACCAACCCCTGGTGGAAGGCCAACGTCCTGGGCAACAGCGGCGTGAACCGCGAGCTGTCCATCGACCTGATGCTGCAGGGCATCGACCTCGCCCGCACCCAGAGCGGCAAACGCATCACGACCATGCGCATGGGCCTGGGCCAGCGCCGGAAGTATGCCGGCCTCCTGCTGCCGGATGTCCGTTTTGCTCCGACCGAGTTGAGGGGCGGTTACGAAACCCTCACCTTCGCCGCCGGAGATGGCCTGGTCAAGATCGTCGTCGACCCGGATCTCGCCACCAACAAGGTGTACATGGAGCCGGATGGGGCGATCCAGAAGTACGAGATGACCGGGCTGGGCTGGGGCAACCTCGACCAGCAGATCCACCAGCGTGCTGGCTACGATGAGTGGGATCAGTTCCTGCGCATCTACACCAACCTGGGCGCGGAGCAACGGAATTGCCTGGTGCTCCTGAAAGACCTGATCGAGCCCGCGCTCTACACATAACCCATGGCCAATAAGGCCTAACGGTGGGCGTTAAGCCCCGGGGGGGCCGGTGCAACTGGGCCGGCCCCCATCTTCAACCAAGTATCCTGCGCCTGCAGGGGAGAACTATCGGAGGACCACCATGATCAAACAGCGCAACCTCGATCCCTCTTTGCAGAAACGGCTGGGCATCGCCGAGAACGTCCTGGGCTCCATGCTCGCAAGCGCCGCCAAGACCTACGGCGCGGATGCCGTGGCCGACATGGACTACGAGCTGCATATCCTGGGCTCCGGCATCGACATCACCAACGTCACGCCGAAATTCATCGGCCAGAAGATCGCCATCATCTGTCCGGACTCGACCACCAACGCCACCGCCACCACCGGCGCCGGCGTGACCTGGGACGGCACCAATGATGTGGCGACCTTCGCTGACAACGACGATGCGATTTTCGCCGTGGCCATCAGCCTGACGCGCTGGTTCGTTTACAGCAACGTCGGTGCGGTCGCGTTCACCTAAACCCTGAAGCTCGCGGGCACACCCCCCGCGTTGGGGGTGGGCGTGATTCCTGCCGGGGATGACCGTCCACCCCTTTATTCCCAACGAGGATGATATGTACACACCGGATCGATCCTTTATGAAGCGCTTAAAGGAAATCTCTCCGGACCTGGGCTGCCACTACGAGCCCGGCCATGAACACTTTGTCGTCACCCACCGCCGAGCGATCGGCCCGCCGGTCCCGATCCTGCTGATCGAATCCGACACCGGGGGTTTCCGCCAGCCGGATCAGCGCGACATCAACAAGATCCTGGCGAGCGACACCCACCGGATCCCGGTCAAAGACCGCATGAAAGCCCTGGCCAAGTACCTCGAGGAGGACCGCGCCCACAAGCGGGCCCAGGCCAAGGACAACATCCGGAACATGACCAAAGACGACAAGATCCAGCTGACCCGGGCGTTCGGCAAGGCTGCCAACGTGAGCAAGAACAATTCGCAGTTCCGCCGGGTGAACCTGCGCCCCCGCGGAGTGTCCTTTCAACCCTAACCCGCCTTCCACCATGCCTGTCAAAAGGTATGACGGGAGAACCAACCGGAGGAAACGAAGATGGCGATCATCCTATTCAACCCGACCAACGAAACGCTGAAGGACCAGTACATCGGAGAGGATGTCGTGCTGCCGCCTGGATCCA